AGCCGATTAGTTCCTCGGGGGTCATCGTGGTGCGGACTTCGGACAGACTCATGCCCAGTTCTTTGGCGACGCCGAACTGAAGCATGAGCCAGTTGTCTTTGCGAAGTTCCGCACTTAGGAGTTTGGGTCCATGTCCTCAGCGTCTTCGTCGTCGCTGAGAATTGCCAGCATCAACTTCTGCAGGTCGGCGTCTTTGACTTCGTTCTTAAGGACGTCAATCTCACCAGGGGCGAAGAGCTTTTTACCGCTTTCGTCGAGGGCTTTGGTGATCAGCAGTTGGAGGGCGAACGCACCAGCGTCGTCGGATTTGGCTTGGCGTTGGGCGCGTTCACGCTCTGCCATTGTCAGAGGGCTGACGTACATCTCGAACTCGGTGCCGTCGGAAAGTTCGACGACTTTCTTTGCTGGATCGAGGTTTGCTGCCTTGCGGAGACGGTCGATTGCGCGGACAGTTCCAGCCATGAAAGTAATACTTTGTGGTGTTACTGTAGCGAAAGACAATAAAAAAGCCCCGTCGAAACGGGGCCGACCTGTTGTTCAGTACAGATCCTATCAGGACTTGCTGAAGTCGAAGGTAGGTGCGGAGCTGGGACGGAAGCTGATCGCGACGCTCTGACCGTCGTCGGGGTTAACAGTCAGGCTGGCGGAAGTCAGCACGACGGGAACTTCGATGGAACGGCTCTGGGTATCGTTCACGGTGCCGCTCACCAGCACGCGGTCGATGTAGAGCTTCATCGTCGCACCAGCCTGTTGACGGAGGAGGACATCCTCGATCAGGCGGCTGGACAGAGCGGTGTCGTCGTCGGTGGTGTAGACGGTGGCGGAGCCGGTGCCGTCTGCAAAACCAGTGATGTACTCACGGAAAGGAACCGTGACACCAAGGGTTTGACCGATGGTGGTGACGTCGATCTCGGACCGAGTGATCTCGAAGCTCCAGTCCCTAACGGAACCGACTACTGCAGCAGCGGTGTAGGTGATGCTTGCAAAGTCAGATCCAAAACCACTGGGCTGTGCAGTTGCAGTTTCAGCAGCACCGCCTTCGGTGGCGCTAATGGTCATCACACCGGTGGACGTGCTGTAGGTCAGCACGTAGTAATCACCAGCAGCAATCGCTCCAGTGGTGGTTGCGCCGCCGGGGTAAGCGAGGGTGACAGGATCGTTGACTTTGAAGCCAAGGTCGGTACCGACTTGGATGTCAGAACCGGATGAAGGAAAGTCGGTTGCAGCGAGTTGGGTGGAAGCAGTTCCGGCGGGTTTGTAATACAGCGCCCCAGAAGTGCCCGAGAGGACGGTAGCCATAGGTCTAACCTATTGGTAATGGGTGTTCACGGGCACAGCCCGACTTTTTACAGGTTAGCTCTTATTTATGACAGGTCTGTAGCTACATAACCGGTGTCAATTCGACCCACAAAATGTGGAGATTGATCGGTTGTAGAGAATGATGGACCGTTGATTTCTCCAATACTAAAGAAGACTCCGGTGGTGGTTTTTCCGGTGTCTTGGATTGTCTTGAGAGTGTTGACTGCGGTGGTCAGAAGTTCTTGGTTGCGGGCTGGACCACGGCCTTTTTCGGTGAAGACGCGGATGACGATCGCTCCACGGACGTTGTCCAGGCTGGTGGTCAACGTGGGGTCTGTTGTAATACCGAATGTAACGTTGATACGGACGTACTCGGTGGTGGTGTTGGGTGGGACGGCGGTGATGTTGTCGAAGTACACCGGCACCGGAGGTGTCAGATCATTGAAGGCGGTGAGGATGGGGCCTTCGACAGCAGCGCGGATTGCTTGGTAGTTCATTAACCGAAACCTCGGGCCTTACCGAAAGTTAGGAAGCCTTTGTTAGCGCCTTTTGCCAGCAGCTTTTGCATCTGACCACCGCTGTTAAACGTAGGCCACCAGTCTGCAGGCGCTGTTCTCCAGTTTGGACCACCTCCCTCCGGTACAACACCCCGAGTTGCGCCGTCAGGTCGAAGACCATACTTCCTCTCTTTAAGGGGCGTTACCTCGTCAAAGTCTTCGTAGGTGTGGGGTACAAGATCCATAGCCTCATCAGCGTGTTCCGCGCCGTTCACAATCTTGTATAGACCGGTCTGAGTAATCCTTGTTTTTGGGATGTTACGCAGGTCGTATTTGTATATCCGGCCCTCACTTCTAGGCCCGCCTGCAGTTCCGTTAGAGGGAACGGCGTACCAGGCTGATGAAAATGCTCCGGTGTGGACCGGACCTGCTTCCGCGAGACCGTTCATAATCTCAACGCAGGCTTCACGCGCAGCTTGCACTGTCGCTTTTTTGATGTCCTTAACTAGAAAACTAATATCCCTAGCCATTACTGCGGCCTCACGATGAGTTGGTGGAAGAGGGGGTTGTCGCCTCGGTAGCTGCGGACGTTGATGATCTTGGCTTCGCGGGTGACGCCTGCCTGCGGGTAGCGGATTCGGTCGGCTTCCGTTGGGAAGTACGTTCCAAGCTCCTCGTTGCCGATTAGGACGGAGAGGTCGGTGGTTTGGTACAGACCTTCCTGTTCGCGTGAGGAGATGCTGCTGATCACAGCCTTGACGGTGACTTCGACGTCGGCACCGTTGACCGCTCCAGTGGTGGGGTTGTAGTCGCGGGGTGTGCTGGTTTTGATGTAGGTGATGTCGCTGCCCCAGTCAGCCATCAGCCGACCGGGGATCTGTTTGAAGGTATCGTCAATCCTCGACATCTCAGTTCCTCAGCACCTTCACGTTGTAGTTGGTCGCTCCACCGATGCAGTAGGCCCCGATGTAACCCTGCAGCCAGGGATATTCGTCGAAGATGTTGTTGGTGACGCCGGGGGTCTGGGTCTTGGTGTTGTACTTGACCTTCAGGTCGCCAAGCTCGACTTCGTCGTAGAGGCCGGTGGTGCCGGTGCTACCGGTGACGGCGTCGGTGTTATTGGCGAGGGCGCGTGCCAGCTCGAAGGTGCCGATCTTGATCTCGTCGGGGATAAACGTGCAGGCGAGTTCAACCGTGTCAACGGTAAATTCTTTGCGCGGCCACTTCAGTGCCTGAGTTTCGGTGCAACGCTTACCGTAATACCTAAGAACATCGAGGAAGCGGGTTGCGGAGATGATCGCCCGGTTCTTTTGGTCGTCAGTCTTATCGTCCCAGGTGCTACTTTCCGGGGTCGTCTCGAAGTAGACGTTTGCCTCGGCCAACGTGACGTAGCTATTTGAGTTTGCGCCTTGCAGAGTGGCGTCGATTACAGCGGCCACGACGGTCAGTACAGTCTTTTATTCAGTCTAGCCTTGCGTTGTTTTCCGGGTTTTGGTAATAACTGCGCGTGGTAGACCGTTCCACCGGACATTTCGACTTCGACTTGGGCTTCCTCGACGGCGGCGGCTGGAACGTCGATAAATGACTTTGTACTATCCTTAAGGGTGAACAATCGGACCATTCTCATGGCTGAGGACAGCAAAGATCTGTTGATCGACATCCTAGATGAGCCCAAAAAAGAGGTTGCCGAAGAGAAAAAGACCCGCAAACCTCGTAAAAAGCCTGAGCCCCGCAAACTTGCTGATATGGCAAAAGAAGTGCGGAGATTGCGTGATGAGGGTTACCCCGTTCCTGTAATCGCCGACAAGCTTGAGATGTCGTACCAGGTTGTTAATCAGCTGGTGCTGCGGTCGTACAAGATGGTGTCGAACACCGTTGAGGTGTTTGAGAACCAGGAAAAGAAAAGACTCGGGCTCTGAGCAATAAAAAAGCCCCCGTGAGGGGGCCTTTGCACCTTGTCCGAACTCAGCGTATCAGGAATACACGGAGGTGTCGAAGGGGGTGTTCACCAGAAGACGAACCACGGGGATCATCTTGGTGGTGCTGTAGGCGAGTGCCCAGCTGGCAGTGTCAGCCAGGTTGCCGGTGGTGGCTTCGTTGGTGGGGTTGTCACCAGCCACGTTCCACTTGGTGCCACCGATGTGGTAGCCGTAGTGGTAATCGACGGCGATTACGTCCTGCATTGACAGGATGTTCCGGTCGGCGGCGAGGCGCAGATCCTGTTGGATGCCCTCAGACACAACGCCTGACTTGAACATGTAGATCGGGTACTTCACGATGTGGGTCGCAGTACCGCCAGCCAGAGAAGACAGCTGGTCGTCGATCACAACACGCAGGCCAGCGAAGGTGCCAACCTCAGGCTGAGTAACGCCGATGCCGCCAGCGCCCCAGGTCACAGCGCCGGAAGCGGCGAGTGCAGAGGTGCTGAAGGTCAGCATTCCGATCTGTTGCAGGTAGTAAGCAACAGAGGAGTGCATCGCGATGGTGTCGATCTCCTCGCCACGCTCACCCAGCAGGTTCTTGGCCTGCATCAGGTTGCCAACAGTCAGATAGTTGGCTTCGGTAGCAGAAGTCGTACCAGTGGCGTCGTACTGGTTGGGGCCGAGGATGCCAGCGCCAGTGATGCCGCCGAACAGGCCGAGAAGTTGGGCCTTCAGGGTGGCAGTCTTCAGCTTGTTGATGGCTGCAGACAGCTGGTTGCGGACGTGGGCCAGGGGATCAGCGCCGGAGCCGAGCTTGCTCAGGTCGTCAGCGGCATAGCTGAAGCCACGGTGCAGCAGAGTCATGATCTGCTCATCTGCAGTGGTGCCCTGAGGAGTCAGGTAGCCAGCGCCTGAGGTGCCCCAGGTTGCAGAAGAGGTGATCTGCTCTTCGGTCGGTGCGATCGGATCGTGGAAAGGCACGCGCACGCGAGTACCGCCTGCACGGGCGTCCAGTGCAGCGTTGCGCTGGATGATGCCGCCTTGGATCCACTTCGATTGCTCGAAGATGCCCTCAGCGGTGTACTGCAGGAACTCGGGGCGAGTTACCAGATCCGACAGAAATGTTCCGCCGGAATAGTTTTCGGAAATAGCGGCCATGAGAGGCTCCTAAAGGGTTAGCGGGGCGCCCCACTGGGGCTATTTTCCGGCCTCAGCTTTCAGTAATCGAGCTTTATCGGGATCCTTCGAGAGAAGAATCATTTGCTCGGTTACGTTCCAGCTGTCTTTCAACCACGGGTTGCTTTGGCCTGGGAGGGAGGTGGAACGGGCACTGCCTGTTACACCCATGCCGGAGCGGTTGGTTGGAGCGAAATGGTGCTCGTAACCGCTGCCGGGATTGCGGAGATTGGCGACGTATTCGCCAACCGGAACCTCGACGCCGCCGACAACAGCCACAGGCTGACCGTCTTTGGAGTGGAGATTCTCTTCTATAAGACGATACAGCTGGTCGGGTGCTAATGCACCATTCTGTGAAAGCTGCGCCACCATCGAAGCTTTCATTTGTTGCTTGGAATAGTTCTGCTTCAGATCACCAATTTCGGTGTCTTTTGCAGCTAATTCCTGCTTCAAATCGGCGACGGTGCCTTGCACTTCTTCCCAGAGGGTCTTGTAATCACCGGATTCCGCCAATTTGGCGGTCTTCATCTCCTCTTGGGCGGCTTGGAGTTGCGTGAGTTGGGTTTGGAGGGTCTCACGGTTCTCCTTGTCTTTGCGGCGCTCTGCAATCAGCTCCGCGTTTTTTGCCTTGAGTGCTTCAATTTGAGCGGCAAAATCAGCACTTTCAACCACAGGTTTGGGTGCTTCAGCTTCCACAGGAGGCTGCACTTGTTGCTCTTCAGACACGCTTATGTAGCATAGTGTTCGTTATTAGTCTAGCTCAGTATTAGCGGGTTGCTGTTGTTGCGTTCCAGGGGGAATACCGGGGGGTTGGGGTTGTGGGGTGCGTTGGCGGGATTCGCGTGCCAGCTCTTCTTCGATGTCGATGTTGTCGGGGACGACTTCACCACGACGGAGGATGTCGAGGAGGAGTTCGTCGCTGAGTTTGCCTTTGTCGCTGAGGTCGGCGAGGACAGAAACGTCTTGGCCGATCAGGCGGTAGTAATCGAAGTCGCGATCCACGGTGATGGTGGGTGGTTCGATTCCGACGTATTGGGCGGCGAACTCGAAGGCGCGGTTCATGGCACTTTCGAGTTCTTGGCTGACGATGGAGAGGATGCTGTTGGCTTGGGCTTGGTCGATCCGCTTGGCGTCAGCTGATTCGGCGACAAACTTCTGGCCTAGGAGTTTGGTGATGCCCAAAGAGGACATCTGACTTTCCAGGGATTGAAGTTCGTTCATTTGGGCGTCGAAGCTAGTGGCGTCAGCTTGGACGTAATACGCTTTGTTGCCCGGTTGCATTGAGATGGCGTAGTTCACGCCCATCGTTGTGGTGCCCGTGGTGTCGTCCCAGCCTTCGAGGACGAGGGTGGGCATTGCGGCGATGTGCAGGGCGTGGATTAGGTCGGCTTGGCGTTGGTAGTGGGTGATGTTCAGGTTGGCGATGTCCAGCAGTGGGGGCTGGGAGCGCAACATGCCTCGGCGGTTGCTGTAGATCGGGACGAGGGGGATTTCTTCCAGGCTGTAGCGGCCCTCTTCCTCAAATTCGACGAGTTCTTGGCCCAGCGTGTAAAGGTCGTATCTACCGGGGTAGATCACACGCATCTGTTCGATCTGTTCTTCGCCAAACTCATTTAGTGGACGACTGGTGTACTCATGGATTCGTACTTGCGTAAGGGCGCTTCCGGGCATAGTGGACTCCTGACGCCAGCCCCATATCTGGGGCGCATCCACATGGATGAAATACGGGCGACGTCCCAGGGCTCGTTCTTCGGCGAGGTTTCGGGCGTCATTACCGGCGGGGTAATCCACAAGAATTGCGCTGTGGCCGTAAGTAAGGCTGCTGACCAGTGCGCGACGTGCGTATTCATTCAGATCGGAACCAATGCCGTCGATATTCTGCGCTAACTCCTTCCAATAGTCATCCCCGTCGATTTGGATTGGTTTGCGGAGGATCGATCCAGCGGCGGTTTCAATGAGGCGGCTGGTATAGGGAGATAAGACTGAGCGATCGACGCGGGTTTCGTAGGCGTCGTCGTCTTCGCGGGGTTCTT